TATTTACATAATAATTATTTAATATGTTATGATATATGTTGTAAAAATATAAAATTTAAAAATAATAATAATTTATTTTCTATATAAAAATAAATTATATTATATATAAATATAATAAATGCACGTAATTAAAAGAAATACACAATGCGAAGATGTTAGTTTTGATAAAGTATTAAATAGACTTAAGAATTTATCATCAGATTTAAATATTAATGTTTATGAATTAGCACAGAAAGTATGTTCTCGTATTTATGATGGTGTTAATACATATGAATTAGATGAATTAGCCGCATATTTATCAAGCAGTATGTCAATAGATAATCCTGATTATAGTGTTTTGGCATCAAGAATAATCATATCAAATCATCAAAAAAATACATCCCCTTCTTTTTCAGAAACAATTCAAATATTATATAATAACAAAGATATTCATGGAGAAGATTCTCCATTAGTTTCAGATGAATTATATGAAATTGTAAATAATAATAAAGAAAAATTAAATAATTATATAGATTATCAACGTGATTTTTTATTTGATTATTTTGGATTCAAAACTTTAGAAAGGGCATATTTAATTAAAATTAATAAAAAAATTATTGAAAGACCGCAACATTTATGGATGAGGGTTTCTATTGGTATTCATGGAAATGATATTAAAGATGTTTTAGAAACATATGATTTAATGAGTAAAAAATATTTCACACATGCAACACCAACATTATTTAATGCTGGAACAAGAAGACAACAATTAAGTAGTTGTTTTTTATGCAGCGTTAACGATGATAGTATCAGTGGTATATATGATTCTTTAAAAGAAATGGCATTAATTTCTAAATATGCTGGAGGAATTGGTATTCATATTCATCAAGTTCGTGCAAAAGGAAGTCATATTAGAGGAACAAATGGTACATCAAATGGAATTATCCCAATGCTTCGTGTATTTAATAATACAGCGAGGTATGTAGATCAAGCAGGAAAAAGACTTGGAAGTATCGCTGTTTATTTAGAAACATGGCATAATGATATTGAAGCATTTTTAGAATTAAAGAAGAATCATGGTAGTGAGGAAGAAAGATGTCGTGATTTATTTTTAGCATTATGGGTATCTGATTTATTTATGAAAAGAGTAAAAGAAAATAAAAAATGGTCTCTAATGTGTCCTGATAAATGTAGAGGATTAAGTGATGTATATGGAGATGAATTCGAAAAATTGTATGAAAAATATGAAAATGAAGAGAAATATACAAAACAAATAAATGCACAAGATTTATGGTTTAAAATTTTAGAAGCACAAATTGAACAAGGAGTTCCTTATATTTTATATAAAGATGCTGCTAATAATAAAAGTAATCAAAAAAATATAGGAACAATTAAATCAAGTAATCTATGTGCAGAAGTTTTAATTCATTCATCACCAGAAGAAACAGGAGTATGTAATTTAGCATCTATATGTCTACCAACTTATATTAATGATAATCAATTTAATTTTGAAAAATTACATAGTGTTGTTAAAACAATTGTTAAAAATTTAAACAAAGTTATTGATATTAACTTTTATCCTGTAGAAAAAGGTAGAGTATCTAATTTAAGACATAGACCGATTGGTATTGGTGTTCAAGGTTTGGCCGATGTATTTATGATGTTAGAATTTCCTTTTGAAAGTAAAGAAGCATGTGAATTAAATAAGGAAATTTTTGAAACAATATATCATGGGGCGGTTGAAGCTTCAATGGAATTATCTAAAAAAAGAGGTCAAATAATTGATGATATTTTGAATAATAATAGTGATTTAGATATTAAAAAATATGTTAATGAATTTGAAAATGATATTATTAAAACAAAATACAAAGGAGCTTATTCATCATTTGAAGGTAGTCCAATTTCTCAAGGATTATTTCAATTTGATTTATGGAAAGAAAATCCAAGTGATAGATATGATTGGAATAAATTAAGAAATGATATTAAAGAATATGGCATTCGCAATAGTTTACTATTATCTCCAATGCCTACAGCATCAACATCTCAAATCATGGGATTTAATGAAAGTTTCGAACCTATTACAAATAATATTTTTCAAAGAAAAACACTAAGTGGTGAATTTATTGTAATTAATAAATATCTAATTAAAAAATTAATTGATAAAGGATTATGGAATAAAGAAATGAAAGATACTATTATATTATACGAAGGTAGTATTCAAAAAATTAAAGAAATTGACCAAGATTTAAAAGATTTATATAAAACATCATGGGAAATTAAACAAAAAAAAATTATTGATATGTCAGCAGACAGAGGTAAATATATTTGTCAAACACAGAGTTTAAATATATTCATGGAAGATCCAGATTTTCAAAAATTATCATCTATGCATTTTTACGGACACTCAAAAGGATTAAAAACTGGAACATATTATCTTAGAACTAAACCCAAAGCAAAAACACAACAATTCACTATTGATCCAGATTTTGCTAAAAGAAAAATGCGTTGTGCTGACGAAAATGCAGATTCATGTGAATTATGTTCATCGTAATTTATTTTTTATTATAATTATAAAAATAATATATAAAAATAAATTGTTATTATATAATACAATGTCAGATAACAAAGAACTATTACAAGAAACTTCAAACCGATTAACAATTTTCCCAATTCAACACCATGATATGTGGGAAATGTATAAGAAAGCAGTTAGTGCATTTTGGACCCCCGAAGAATTAGACTTAAGTAAAGATATTGATGATTTTAATAAATTAAATACTAATGAAAAATTTTTTATTAAAAACATTTTAGCATTTTTTAGTTCAAGCGATACTATTGTCAATATTAATTTAGGAGAAAGATTTATTAACGATGTTGAAGTATTAGAAGCTAAATTTTTCTATGCTTTCCAAATGGCTATTGAAAATATTCATTCAGAAACTTATTCTTTATTAATTGATACATATTTTAAAGACCCTGTGGAGAAATCACAAGCATTAGATGCTATTAATCATATGCCATGTATCAAGGATAAAGCCGATTGGTGTTTTAAATGGATTGATAACAAGGATGCACCATTTTCACAAAGATTAATTGCATTTTCTCTAGTAGAAGGTGTATTTTTTAGTGGAGCATTTTGTAGTATCTTTTGGTTAAAAGAAAGAGGATTAATGCAGGGATTATCATTCTCAAATGAATTAATTAGTAGAGATGAAGCAATGCATGTTGAATTTGCTGTTTTACTTTATTCAAAAATAGAAAATAGATTACCACAAGATACTGTTCATGAAATTGTTAAAGAAGCTGTTGAAGTTGAAAAGAAATTTATTATTGAAAGCATTCCTTGTTCAATGTTAGGAATGAATTCCGAATTAATGAGTATATATATTGAATTTGTAGCTGATAGACTTTTAACACAATTAAATTATGAAAAAATTTGGAATTCAGCAAATCCTTTTCCATTTATGGATAGAATTTCTATTGAATCTAAGACTAATTTTTTTGAAAGTCGTGTTTCACAATATAGTAAAGCAAATGTAGGTGGCAAACAAGACCATAATGAAATAAGAAAATTTAGTTTAGAAGCAGATTTTTAATATTATTAAGATCTTTATTTTTTATTAAGTATATATAAATATGAAATATATTCTTATATTAATCATTAAAATGTTATAGTTAGAATTCAAATTTTTTATTATGCAAATAATATATAAAAATATATTTAATATTATTATACAATGTTATAAAAAAAATTATTATATTTTTTATTTTATATTTACTCCATTAATGGTTATATAAATACCTTTATTATAAATAATAATATTAATTTAAAAAGTAATATAAATAAAAATTATAATATTAATTTTTTAATATGGAAAGGTTTTTCTGTTCCAAGTAAACATTATATTAAATTTGCTAAATCTATTATTAATGAAGGGTTAAAAAACGACTATAATATTAATTTTCCTATTTCTAATTATAATAATACTATTTTATTTGGTCATTCATCGGGTGGTTATCATTGTTTAAATAATGATAATAAATTAAAAGCTAAAATTACATATGGGTCTTCTCCAAAAATTGTATATAATAATACAATTTTTGAAATTAATAATCATAATTATATTGATACATTAAATATAATTGGTGAATATGATGGTTTTATATCATATAATAAATTATTAGATCAAATATATTATAATAATAATAATAATATTAAAAATAATAAATTAATATGTTCCAAATCTAATCATTTTTGTATTGTTGAAAATAAAAAAACTTTTATATCTACATTACTTTGTATGTATGATCATAAACTTAAGACAGATTATATAATTATGACAAAAAATGTTATAGATGTTATAATAACTTATATTTTATATTTAAATAATAAAAATACTCTAATTCACAATTGTCAATATACTGATGATATATTAAGTAAAAATAATATATATGAAGTGGATGGTTATAGACATTTTCTCAGAACTAAACCAGATACATCTAAAACATATATATATATTGATAATATCAAAAATCATACATATATTAAAATAGCAGGAATATTTGGCGATATGTTATTAGATACACTTAAATATAAATCAAACAAAAATATAAAAGAAGTTAGTAATACTTTAAAATGGTTATTTAATAATAATAAAAATAATGATATATTAGTATTTAATTATAAAAAAAAAATTATAAATACTTTAGATTACCTTATATTATCAAATAAGTCTTTCTATTTTCTATTGTTAAATACATGTGTTCTCTCTTTCATTCTATTAATGTCATCATTATTACTCCAAGAAAAAGGTGGTAATATTAAGAAATCATAAGGAGTAGACATATAAACTTTACCTTCTTTATGCCAATAAGGATATTTATTATCCTTTAATAAAGAACTATTTTGAATCCCTTTTTCTATTAATAAAACAGTATTATCTGATGTATCTTCAAATAAAATATCATCCCTTGATATAATTGGTGCTTTAATTAAATTAGTCCTTCCTTCCTCCCAATAATCATGACTATCGCGTGAAATCGGAAAACTAATAGACCCTATACTAATATTTGCATATATTGTATAATATGGTAAACCATACATCAGTCCACCATTTTGTACATATGATGTATTTAAAAAAAATTTATGAGATGTATTTATATTTCTTCCTAATGTAGGGTTTTTTGTAAAATTTTTAATTTTTTTATACACTTCATCTATCAACTGCTTTAATATTTTTTATTTGAGCTAAAATTGTTTCATATAAAAAAAGTTGTCTATCAATATAATTAATAACTATATTTTCCTCAAATTTTTTTTTATTTTTTATTAAGAAAAAATGCATAAATAAAAAATCATAAACTGTTGAACCTGTTACATTATTAACCTTTTCATTTTTATAAAATATATTCTTTTTTGTATCCAAGAATTTAATCCATTCTTCGTCTTTATAATGAGATTTTAATTTTTCAATATAATCTATATCTTTAAATGCATAAATATGATTATCCGGTAATTTATTTCTTATTTCTTTTTCAAATATGATTGGTAGAATAGGACTTTCTAACTTAGAAGTTAAATGATTACAAAATTTTTGATATAATAATCCATATGGACTTGTTGGAACAATAGAAATTTTCAAATCAGTATTATGATATGTATTTTTATGTGGATTTTCTTTCCATTTTTTTAATGCATCTTCAATATTTAATTCAAAATTTGCAGATGAATTTATATTAGATATATCAATAAAATTTGTTGATGGTATATTTTTAAATAAATCATAATACCCTATAAATTTATCTTTATTAATAATAAACCATTTTAATATTAAATTATAAATACCATATTTCACTAGTTGTTATTATTTGTAATTTATTATCATTTAATAAACGACCATATATATAATTATATTCAATTTTTGCTGTTTACTTGATGAAATACTGGTTTCTCCATATATTTGTTTAGAATGTTTTTAACTGTGATATCAATATTATTAATTTTCTTTCGTATTTGCCATCCTTCTGTTTCATCAAAGTATCCTTTACCATAATTGATTGTAATTTCACTTCCTGATTGTATGTCTTTGTTTGCTAAAATAGCTACGAAACATAACTGTTTTCTTGTATCCTTTATATAATCTATATTCTCAATACACATACAAGTATTAGGAAATTTATTATGATTAAATTTGGAAACATACACACCGATAGCATAATATTCTCCTCTACTATCAACTATGATACCAAATACATTTTTTTGAACCTTTTCAGTTGCCAAGTTTTCAACTTCTTTTTCTGTAGATGAACCTTGTGCTCTATCTTCATATTCATATGTTCTTGGTCTTGGATATAGATTGTCAAATAATTCCTTATTAAATTTAACATAACTAGTTATCTTACTTGAACTTTCGTTGCTTGCTAAATGCTCTATGAAAAGTATCTCACCTGCTTTGATATCTTCTGATGCCAGTACTCTATGATTTTCATTATCATTTACATCAAAATATATCTTTCGATTTTTGAAGATAACATTAGTATAATATTCCATTATACTGATATCAGTATAAATAATATTACACATACATTATCATTTTTATATTTTATTGAAATAGTTATAACTAAAATAATTAAACACATATGAAAACCTTTTTTGTGCCATTTTAAATCTTCAAGGGTGTAAAAGTAATTTATCTAATTTTTTAAACAGATCCTTTTCTTTTTTAATATCTTATTTACTCATTTTATCTATAAATTAAATATATAAAAATACTATAACATTATAGTATAAATGAAAATACAATTTATTATTTTATTTATTTATTTAAATTCATGTATAGCTTTTAATAACAATTTGCTACAATTAAAAATGAAAACAAATACGGTATTGCATAATTTATCACCAATTCATAATAATAAATTGAATTATTATTATAAACTCGCGAGACCTAATAGTTTAATTTATGAATTTGCTTTACCAATCACTGGTAGTTATTTAAGTACAAAAAAAATTGCTGTATTATATAATCCAAATGTGATATTAGTTGGTTTATTAAGTGCTATAATTGCAAGTAATTGTATGATAATAAATGATTATTATGATTATTTATTAGGTACTGATAAATTTAAAAAAGATAAAATTTTAAATCAAAAACTTCTTTTACCAAATGAAGTTTTCCATACATCAACTTATATAACATTGTTTTCATATTATTTAATTTCTTTAATTACAAACAATGTGTCTAGATTTATATTATCAAATTCTATTATTTTAGGTTATTTATATACACCTATTTTTAAAAACTTCACTTTTGTAAAAAATTTTATAGTTTCATTTATAATTTCACAATCAATTGTTGTAGGGTGTTTAGTTGCAAATGGTGATTTAAAATTAATTATTCCTTGTTTAACATATTTATTTAATTTAATTATATGGCAGGAAATAATATTAGATATTAATGATATTGAAGGCGATAAGGAAAATAATATTATGACTATACCTGTAAAATATGGTTATAAAACAGCAAATAAAATAGCGTTATGTTTTTTATTATTAGGAACTATATTACCTTATGGATTTTCATTACCATTTATAATGTTACAATTGCCTTTAATAATAATTAATATTCGTGTTATACAAAAAAAAATAATTTTAACTAAAATAACATTGAAATTAGCCAACTTTATAATGTTACTATCTGGTTTATATATGTGTATATAAATAGTAAGATTACATTATATAATATGAAAATAATTGGTCATCGTGGTTTAGTTTCATTCTCACCAGAAAATAGTTTAATTGGTTTAGAGTATTTTAAACCATTAAATTTAAATTGGATAGAAGTTGATGTAATTTTGACTAAAGATGATAAACCTATTATTTTTCATGATAAAAAATTGGATAGAGTTTCGAATTTACAAGGCGAAGTTAACAAATTTACTTATAATCAACTTAAAAGTGCTGATATAGGATATAAATATGCTTTAACTTTTAGAGGAGAAAGAATACCATTATTAACTGAATTTATTGAAAAATGTAAAAAATTATCAATAAATATATTTTTAAAATTAAAAAATTATTATAATAATGAATTAAAACTTGTTAATAATGTTTTAGAAATTATAAAACATTGTAATGATATTAAAATAATACCTTGTTCATATTCCAGAAAAATAATAAAATATATAAATGAATTATACCCTAATATAGAAAAATCTTTTATTGTTGATGAAATACCATTTGATTGTTATGATTTTGTTAAAATTAATAATTGTTATAGTATAAATATAGCATATGATAGATTTACTTCAAATAATTTATTAGATATAAAAGAATGTGTTGATAAAATACCAACATATTGTTTCACAGTAAATAATTATGAAAATTATATTGATTTGAAAGAAATTGGTGTTAAAGGGATTATAACTGATAATGCAGAATATTTTGCAGAATATTAAAACAGTAAAAAATCTTTTTTTTAGTAGTTATTTTACAGATTAACTACTAAAAAAGTTAATTTATTCTAGTAATATTCAAATGAAAAAAGGTCCTTTTCACGATAAAAAATGACAATTTGTGCAATAATATTATTTATTAAACTGCTAAAAAAATAGTATCGAAAAAAAACAAAAAAAAAAAACGATTTTTTTTTGAAAAAAAATTCACGTAAAAAGTTTTTCTAATGAGCAGTGAGCAAAAGAGCAAAAAACTGATACTAATTTATTATATAAGATTTTTTTTATATTATTAATATAGTAATGTCTGAAAAATGCTCACTTTTAACATATAAATGTAAGTGTTGTTTTTATCAAACAAATAAGAAATATAATTTAATAAGACACCAAAATGCAAAACATACATGTGATATTATATATAATAATAAACTTTCAATAAATGGAGAAAATGTACATCCAAAAGAAGAAAATGTCACCCCAAAAGAAGAAAATGTCACCCCAAAAGAAGAAAATGTCACCCATAACCAAGAAATTGTCATATCTGGGTTTATTTGTAAAAAATGTAATAAAACTTACAAAACAAAAAAATTTTTATTAATACATGAATCTAAGTGTAATGGTTTAGATGATTTAACATGTCCTAGATGTATGATGTCATTTGCAACAAGACAAAGCAAATCAAGACATATTATAAATAATAAGTGTAAACCTAGAAGTATTGTATATGCTAGAAAAATAATAAATAAAAAAGAAAATGGAGACAATATAACAAATATTACAATAAATAATATAAATAATGTAACAAATAATTATATAACTGTAAATAATTATGGAAATGAACGAATTGATTATTTAAACTATGAAAAAATGTTAGAAATTTTTAAAAAAAAATATGATATACCGAGTTTATTAACAAAAGAAATTCATTTTAACAAAGAATTTCCAGAAAATAATAATATTCAATTTAAAAATGAAAATAATGCATTAATTAAAAAAGAAAATGAATTTATTTTAAAAGATTTAAATACACTTGTAAATGAATTAATTAATGAAAAAACTTCACAAATGCAAAAATTTGCAATAGAAAATAAAGAAAATATATGTTTAAAAATGGATACACATTTATATGAAGATATTATTGAATTATTATTGAATTTTATATTATTAAAAGAACCATTTGGTTATTATAAAAGTCAAATTAAAAATATTAAAGATATTATTAAAAATAAAATGTAATACTATTTAGAAATACTTAAAAGTTTATTTTTTAATATATAATATTTATTAATTTTTTTTGCAATTTTTCTCTATGAATACGATATAATCTACAAAATATTCCAGACATAATAAATAATATATATATTATTTTATCATTTTTAAATATTATCTCCATTCAAATAACAAATGAAAGTATTTCTTTCACTAATAGACATTTTTCCAACAAATCTATTAATCCAATAATTTCCTCCCTGATATCTAATTGATAAATTATTATTTGTTTCAACAAAATTTTCAAATTCTATAATTTTTTCTGTTTTATATTCTTGAGTTTTTGTTTTATAATATATATCAAGAATATAAATCAATATTAACCACTCATTATGTCTTTCAACAAATTGATTTAGTTCTAAATTATCATTAATTGCATTGATTGTATAATTATAACTCTTAATATCTTCTAATAAATTTTCTGGTTGTGATATTACAATTTTTTTATAAATTGTTTCAAGTAGACAATCGGGTAGTTCTTCCCAAATCATATTTACCATGATACAATTTATATAAAATTAAGCAAAATCATTTTTTAATAATTTATTGAAAAAAATAAAACAAATTATAATTATTACTTCATTTATTATATATCTTCATTTATATCTAGAAAATATAATGCTTTATTTACATATAATTTAAAGCATTATAACTAATATCTTGTTTAGGAATTTCAACTACTTGATAAGGCGATTCATTTAACATAGGACTTCTAAATGTTATATTATTTGGTATAGCGTAAATATCTCTAACTCTATCACCAACAATAATATTATCTGTTAAAAATATTTTTACATCATTATTATTATTAGTTGGAGAAATATAAAATTCAGAAAAATGTCTATCTTTTTGTCTTCCAAATAATTTCCAACTATTATTACCTGAATCTCTTTTTGAATCTGTACTTGTTACATAACCTACCAATCTAAAAGTATCATTTACATTATTTGTATTAACATACATACTTCTATTCATAATATTATTAGTTAAATCTGTATGTGTATTATTATCAGATCTATTAAATGGTGGAAATAAATCATCTTTAACAACTCTATAATCTCTCATTATAGTATCTTTTCTATTTACAGATGGTTTTGGTTTAGTAATATTATCAAATTGTCTCTGTGTCATACATATTTTATCATTATCTTCGTTATTTGATTTTAATTTATTATATTCACCAATCATTTCTTGATGTTGTTTTTGTATCAAATCGTCAAAATAATTTAATCTATTATTTATTTCATTATTATTAGTGTTTTTATAATTGTTAATACGATTGTCATAATATTTTTGTTGTTCGTTGAATTTATAATTTATATTTTTATATGATTGAGAAAAATATAACATAAAAGCAATTAATAAAACTATAATTATAAAAGAAATTGTTAAACATAGACATAATTTTTTTTTTGTAACAATCATATAAGACTTCTATAAAGTAGATATAAATAATTTATTTATAGAATATAATAAACCAATTTTGTAATTCCCACGTTATAATATATTTAACATTAATTTTTTTTACTAATTCTAATATACTATCATAATCATGTATATAATAATATCGTTTAATAACCGTGTTTTTATCTAATTTCCAATCAACTAAATTAGGTCCTTTATTAAATATTCTATAATCATTTTTATTTTTTTTATTTGTTATATTATTAAAATATATTTCTTTTGACCAAAATGATATTAATAACATACCATTATCATTCAAACATTTTAATAAATTATTAATTGCTAAAATTTGTTCTTCTAATGTTTCAAGATGATGCAAAACGGCAATTGCAATAATTTTATCATATTTTTTATCTAAATTCATATTCAATACATCAGAATAATAAACATTAAGATTTTTTGCAATACAAATATTTAATAAATTTGTAGAAATATCATATCCTTCACAATTATAACCTAAATTATTTGCATAAATCATATTTTTACCATTACCACATCCGCAATCAAGTAATTTATCATTATGATTATATTTTGATAAAAATATTTTAACATTGTTCCAAATTCTAACTCGAGATGTATCAAATGATTTATATATTAAATTATACTGATTTGCAACATTTTTATTATGCTTATTCATTATAAATTTAGAAAAAATATAAATTATATATCATTTTTTATAATTGCATAAAATAGACAATTAAAAAATGAAAAAAAAATTACCATATATTTTTATATTTGATATAGATAATTGTATTATAGGTGATATAAGATATCCTATACAGGAATCACAATTATTAGATTTAATTAAAATGATATGTAAGAAAAAAAATATAACAAATATATGTAAGAAAAAGTTAAATTTTGTAAATGTATTAAAAAAAGGATTATTAAGACCATACTTTGTAAATTTTGTAAAATTTATAAAAAAAAAATATAAAAATGTAGAAATATATGTATATACTAATTCAACTTATGGATGGACACACGGAGGACTTGTAGAAAATATTGAAAAAGCTTCTAAAATAAAATTTAATAAACCATATTTTACACGAGAAAATTCATATCAAATGGGTAATTATCCAAAATCATTATCAAATGTTTTTAAAATTATCATATCAAGATTACAAAATAAATATAAAATATTAAAAAATAAAAAAGAAATATTAAATGTATTTAATAATAATGTTGTGTTTATAGATAATGTTAAGGATAATTTAAAAGATTATCCTGGAAAACAAATAGTATGTCCAAATTATGAATTTAATAAACCATATGATATTATAAAAAAAATAATGAAAAATAATAAAATTAAAAGTTCTGTAATGAATGATGAAGTTATTAAAGAATATATTAAAACAAATTTAAGAAGTCCTTTTAAATTTAAAGATACCACAATAAATGAATATAAAATACAAAAAATTAGATGGACTTATTATAGTAAAATAGAGAATAATAATAAAAAAGATTATTTTTATAAAAATTTAATAAAAATAATAAAAAACAATAAAATAAATAATTTTAGTTTTAAAAATATTGAATTAATAAATAATAAAATTAATTTATAAAAAACAAAAAATAAATAATAAATATTTTTTAGAATATTAAATTAATAAACTATATGTTTTGTATAAAATGTAGTATGATTTATAAAATTATATGATAATTCATAATTATCTGTTCTTTTAAGTTTTAAAATAATTTTGTTTGAATCTGTTCTTTTAAGTTTTAAAACAATTTTGGTTGAATTAACACTATTGAAATATAATATAATAAGCATTAGAATGATGAATAAATAATTCATAATTATTGTAATTATAATTACATAATTTAAATATCAATTTTTTTTATTGATTCATTAAATTTTTACAAATCCAATCTATTTCATCAATATAATTTATCATAGGTTTTTGTAAAATAATGTTTAAATAAAATATAATTAAAATTGGAATAATTATTAAATAATCCATTATTATTGTAATTTTAATTATGTGAATTTAATATCATTTTTATTAATTACTTAAATTTTTACAAATCCAATCTATTTCATCAATATAATTTGTTGTAGGTTTTTCTAAAATAATAAGTGGATTTGTTTTAATATTTTTTAAGAAGGTTTCTAAATCTTGTTTTTTAATTAAACCAACATCAATAAATTCGTGTCTATCAACATTTGAACCTTTTATAACTTTACTATTATTTAAATGAATAACAGTAATATGTTCTCTAATTGTTTTAATTTTTTTATAATATTCATTAATATCATAACCACTTGACCATATATGTGCAGTATCTAAACAAATTGTAAAATGTTTTTTTTCATTTAATGTAAATTTATTGTAAAAATTAATAAAATCATCTATATCAGTTAATAATTCAGTACCAGCACCTGCTGGAGTTTCAAGTATAAGTTTAGTATTATAATTATTTATTTTGATATAATTAATAATATATTTAATAGAGTCATACATTATATTTGTAGAATCTGTAATAGAATTAGTTGTATATTTACCAACATGTAAAACAACTCCTTCTGCATTTAAAATATCTGCGGCATCTAATTCTTTAGTTAATAAATTAATCCACCATCTATCTTGAATATCAACAGATCTTTTATTAATTTTAGAGTTAGCAAGATTAATAACATAAGAACCATGTACAACTAATTTAAAATTATTATCTTTTAAATATTCTTTAATATTTTTAGATTCTTTTAATATTTTATCTATATTAGGTAATGAAGAATTCATAGGAGAAGATACAAATATTTGTAATGCATTACCATTATTATTATACATATTTTGTATAGTTTTCATAATAGTAGTATCTTTAGAAATATGAGCACCTATATATTTCATATTGATTATATATAATAAAATAATATTTATATATAATCATTTTTTATCAAAAATACAAGTAGTATTAATGTAATCTTTAGGCATATATTGATTAATATTATTATTTAAATCAATAAAACATTCTCTTTGCATTCTTTTTGAATATTTAAAAACAGTTCTTACTATTTTATCACTTTCAAATAATGATATTATTATAGTTTGTAATGGAGCATCACCGTATCTATAATAAAATATATTTCCCGATTTATTAATATGATTAATAGTTTTTTTAACATCATTTCTTTTCCAGAAGGCAGTACTAGTAATAAAAAAATTATTATAATACATTATAGGCATATTAATTTCAATATTATCAGTAATTTCTTTGTTATCATTAATTATTTTATATAAATCTACAAATTTATTATAAAAAGTATTATTTTTATTAATATTAGTTTTAACAAATAATGTACCTATTATATTTTTTTTTTCTGGAAATAACTCCAAAAATAATTCTTTCATACCATAATTACATATACCACAATCAACATGAACAATATTTGACATATATATAGTATCTTTTTCTTTACATAATTTAAATAAATCTTGACTAATTGTTTCTTCTATAATACTATCATCATCTAATCTCATAACATAATCATAATTATCACAATATTTCGTAAAATGATTTAACCAGAAATTACACATTAATCTATATTTAGTATTACGCCAGTAAGGAACAATTTGTGAATTAATTGATTTTTCAAGTTTATCTTTGTTAATATAATTAGGTAATTCAAAATCTTCTTTATCAATTATTTTAAAAGTAACTAAATTTTTGTAATCTCCTCTAATACCTCCTAAAATTTCTTGAATATCTCTTTCTTTATAATCACCTTCGTGTAAAATAATAATAGGATATTTATAAATATGATTAAAATTTTTAAATAAAAAATATAAAGAAGTTTTTAGATAAACTTTTCTTTCAATTGTATTTTGTGTTAAAATTAATATAGCAGCATTAATTGTCATTATTAATAATCATAAAAATAAAACTCTTATATATTATACATTATTTTGGCAATTGGCTAGTCTATTTTCTAAACTTTGAATAATTGACTTTTTATTATCAACATCTAGTTCAAGTTCTTTTATTTGTGATAAATAATTATCATTAATTTTGTGTTTATTATTAAGTAAATGATTATTGATATTAATAAACGAATTAATATCAGTATTACTTAATTTTGTATTATAATATGTAAAATTATATAATGTCATATCTAGTTTACCATTTTCATTTATTATAATATGAGTTGATCCTAATTTATATTCATTTAAAATATCAAATGAGAAGTTTTTATGCAAGTTGTCAATTAATATAGTAATGCCTTCATTGTGTAAATATGATAAACTAATAATAATATTTTTCTGTAAGATATTTATTGGTATATTTGTCCAGTAAAACTCTTTATCTGCAAAATAAATATTAAGTGCAATATTATTACAATTTTTTTTGGTTAATATTAAAGCAATATGACCACCATATGATAATGTATTATCATTTTGTGTAGTATGGTCAACATCTTTTTGTAAAGCCATTTTAAACAAACAATATTTTTCTCCAATATCCATACTATTTATTTTTGTTGTTAAAACAATAGTAAATTTAGTCAAACTTAAAGTATTATTGTTATTTGCAAATTGCATAGAAGAAGGACCAGATAATTGAATATCTTTTAACAATGCACCCGTGGCATATTTATTATTAGTAAGTTTTTTAATATTATTACTTATAATAAACCAAAATTTATTATTATCGTGATTACTTGATTTAAAATCATAATTAAAATTGTCGTACCATTTATTTGATGCATTATCAATATTTGTTTCTTTTTCAGTTGAAATTTGCATTAAAATATTTTCTTTTAAAGGATAATCATTATATGTTGTATTATTATTATCATCACTTACTTCAAATAATGAATAACATTCATTAATTGCAATACCAGCATCATTTGAATCATTAAGTGATAGTGAGTTTTCATCTTTAGTATTTTCTTTCTCATATTCTTCAGGAATAGCAGGTCTATTTATTACACCACCTATTTCATTCTTATATTTTTTCTTATATTCTTCAACGCTTATACCTGCCTTACACGCTTGACATGTGGGCGTCATTGCCATACAGCACATTTTTGTATCTCTCTCTTTTTCTCTCTCTTTTTCTCTCTCTTTTTCTCTCTCTTTTTCTTTCTTTTCTATTTCTATTCTCTTTCTTTCTATTTCTTTAGCGTTATTCTCACTATCATTTTCATCGTTCATCTTACTTTCTAAAGAAATAGGTTCATTTGTACTATCATTATTATCTGTTAAATTTCTATCATAAAAATTTTCATAATTATATGTATAATTATAGTATATTACAAAAAATAATGTTATAAAACTACCTAATAATATTCCAAATATTAATAATGTTTTATTATTCATTATATTACTATTACTCTATATTATAAATAGTTATAAAAAAAATATATAAAGAATTAGTATTTAAAAAATATAAATGGAGAAAAAAGGTGAAGTAGTTAATAATACAGATATCGATGATGATAATAGCATTAAGTCAGATGATGATAATGTAATGGATAATTTAAAAGATTTAGTATCAAATTTAACTAAAAAAGATATAAAAAAGAAATCAAAAAAAAAAGAAGAAGAAGAAATTGTAATTAACGAAGATGATTCTGAAGAATATGATTATGATGAAGATAATTCCGAAGAAGATGATTCAGATGATGATACATATGACTCAGAAGACGAAGAAGACGATGCATTATTTAACAATAATATAATGGCATTAGCATCGCTATTTCAAGAATCATTTTATGATAGTGAAGGAGTTTCTGTAGGCGAGTCATTATCAAAAATAGCAAATTTAATGGAAAAATTTTACAATTTAGAAAAAAAGAAGTATCAAAAAGCACAATAATAAATTAAATTAAAATTTCTTATTTTTATATTAGCATATCAAATTATTATATATATATGTTAATATATAAAACAACATGTTTTTTCGGAACTAAAATCAATAAAAATAATATAATATCTTGTGTAACAAAAACAGATTGGAATTCATTTATAAATGTTTATATTAAAGATAGAATTTCATCATTTACTATATCAAAACATATAGGATATTGGAATGGAGAAAAAGAATTAACATATAGTTTATCTGTTTATCATAATAAAAATGATAATAATGTAATTAAAAATTTAAAAAGTATATGTAAAAAATATATTGATATTTTTGATCAAGATGAAATAATAATTAATACAGTTAAAACAGAAAATATATATAGAATTAATTAATATAAGAATCCCATTTTTTTTTATCTAATTTAATATTATTATTATTAATAATATTTTTCAAATATAAACCATATTTTCCCAAATGTAATTCATGATTATCATCAATTTTTTTAGGCAATGATTTTAAAAATTTTATTTCAATGTTATTTAAATCATTAACATTTTTATTTTTCCATGTTAAATAAGATTCTATATTTAAATATCTATTATCTTTTTCATGATAATAACAATAACCATATTTACTTTTTATGATGCCATTTTTTTTATTATTAATATTATATTTTGTTGTATTTGTATATTTATCAATAATATGTTTAATTTTATTATAAAATTCGTTTAAAGTTGTTGTTTTTGTCAATTCACCAATTGATATTTTATCAAGAGCAGATTCCATTTGAGAAGTAAAATCAACATTCAATAAAAATGGTATAATTGTTTCTAAATAATTAATACATTTTATTCCTAATTCAGTTGGAAGTAATAAATCCTTTGATTTACCAGATGTATTTAATAATTTTTTTTTAACAATAATTTCTTTATTTATCTTTTTTAAATAATCTTTTAAATTTACTTCGAAATTTGGATTTGAACCCTTAATTACATATTTTTTATAAAATAACTTTTCAATTATTGTAGCATATGTAGAAGGTCTTCCAATACCTTCTTTCTCTAATTTTTTTATTAATGATACTTCATTATATAATGTTTTTGGTTTATTAATATCCGAAATAAATGAAAATTCAATAGGTTTTATATTTTTTAAATTTTCTAAAAAATCTTCAAAATTTTCAATTTCTTTATTAAATATTATTAAATATCCAATATCTGTTAAAAATTTTTTATTTGTTTTAAATTTAAATTCACTGATTTCTTTATCAGTTGAAGTAATATCTATATGAAAATTTGTAAATACAGCCTCTTTCATTTGACATGATATTGTTCTTTTCCATATCAAATTATATAATTTATTATGATATTCAGTAATGTCATCTTTATTTTCTAGATTTTTTATATTTGGATTTGTTATTCTTATTGCTTCATGTGCTTCTTGTGCATTTATAATTTTATTTTTAAAATTTCTAAAATAATGATATTGATTACCATATTCCTTATCTATATATTCTTTTAATTTATATTTAAAATCTTTTGATATATTTACAGAATCTGTTCTCATATAAGTAATATATCCTAATTCATATAATTTTTGTGATAATTCCATTGTTTTTTTTGATGCAAATTTTAATATATTATAAGCATCTTGTTGTAATGTTGTTGTTGTATATGGATGAGGAGGATAATCATTTATATTATTTTTTTCATATTTGATATAAAATTTATTACTTTCTTTTGTTAAATTATTTAAAATATTATTAATTAATTTTTCATCATTAATCTTAATTGATTGACACTCTAATAAAATATTATTATTTGATTTGAATTTACCATTTAATTCCCAAAATTTATTTATTTCATGCTTATTTATTTCATTTAATTGATTTATACACAATAATAATGCAACAGTTTGTACTCTACCAACACTCAATGTATTATCATTAAATTTATTCCATAAAATAGGAGATAGTTTAAATCCAACAATTCTATCTAAAAATCTTCTTGTTTCTTGAGCATTAACTAAATTCATATCAATATTTGTAGGATTATTTATAGATTCAGTTATTGCATTTTTTGTAATTTCATTAAATTTTATTCTATAAAATTTTTTATTTTTTAATAATTTTGATATATGAAATGCAATTGCTTCGCCTTCAATATCTGGGTCTGATGCTATATATATAGTATCAATATCTTTTATTAATTTTTTGATATTATTAGCAATATTATTTTTTGTTGTTGTATAATTACCTTCCCAAGTTTCGGTATTAATACCTAAATCATTTTTAGGTAAATCACAAAAATGTCCTTGTGAAAAAGTAACAATATATTTATTATCAGAATTAGAATTTAAATATTTTGAAATTGTTTTTGTTTTTGTATAACTTTCAACAATAATCAAATTTTTGGTCATATATTATATTATATTATATATATATAAATCAATTTTTATATTAAAAAGATAAGAAGTATAAATAAAAAATGATTCTATTAATTACTGTTTGTTTTTAAAATTAATGATGTTATGGGACAATTTACCAGATGATCTTCGGGATATTATTTATAAAAAAATAGTATATACACAACCAAAAAATTTACAGAATGATTTAATTAGTTATGTAAATACAATAGAAAAAATAGAATATCGTAATCGTATTACAATAGATTATACAGATTTTGATATTCTATGGTTTTTAGTATTATTATATTATAAAAAAGATAATAAAGAGAAAGAAAAACATTTTAATGATATGAAAGATTTTGTATTGAATAATAGAGATTTATGGATAAGATATGATGGTGCAATGTTTTGGATAAGAAAATATGTAAAAAAAATATCAATAGAAGATAGAAAATATTTTATATATACCATGAATAAAACATAAAAAATTTAACCTTTATTATTTAAAAGTTTATAATTTGCATAATTCATCATTGATTTGTAACCAGTTGTAGTTGGTAATACATGATTTTTATCATTATAAAATTCTGGTAAATTATTATAATTTCTAGATATAAGTGTTTTTAAAGGACAATTATCTTCTAAAGCAAAACTTATAATATTATCATTATTTTCATCGGTGATATATATAGTGGGTGGTATTTTATCTTTGCCATTTAAAATACAATAATAACTATTAGGATATTCTAATTTAATATTTATATTTTGTGATTTTATATTAAATTTATTTTTAGTTTTTTCAAAAGCAATATCAGTATTTGGAAACGGAAGACTTGTTCCACTATAATTTCCTAATATATCAGGTGGATTTGCCGCCATAATATTGATAGGATTATTGTATTTTTTTGTACCAGAAATCACAATTGTTTTTTTGTCAATAGTAATATCACCAGATATATATTTATTATTTATTTTCATATTCTATATAATATAAAATATTTATAAAAAATAATTAATTAGTATTTTGAATTGCAGTTCCTAAACCATTTTCATTAAATATTTTTTTAGTACATGATACAGAATTACATGTGACATAATATTTTTCAGGCATAATCATAACATCATTAAGAGGATCTTTGCATTTTATACATGGCATAATATTTTTTTTAGATTTTTCAAATTCTTTTTTCATAATATCATCAGCATTCTTTTGTAAATACATTCTAGATTCATAACTACTTTTAACAATTTTTTTTTCATCCATTGTTTCCATTAATTCGTAATTAACAATACATTTAGGTCTATAATCGGTCATTGAACGACCATCTGACATTCTTAAAGGACATGTATATTCTTTTCCAGACATTATATATAACTTATCTAATACTAATAAAGAATATTTTTATTTTATAATTCAGCAGCTAATATTCTATCAATTAAAACCCCTTTAATTCCTTCATTTGATAAATTATTAGTTTCACATATATTTTTTAATTTATCTACATTTAATTTCAATAATTTAGTTTTTGTAAAATTATTAGAATTATCAGATACCAATGATATAGAATCATCTTTTTGATTTTCTTCATTTATCATTGTATCTACAATATCTGATATATCTACATCAGTAGTTTGTTGATTTAATTTTATATTTTCAGTTTTTTTTGCATTTTCTAATTCTTGTTTTTCTAGTTCTTGTTTTTTAATTAGTTCTTGTTGTTGTTTATATTTTTGCATCTGTTGTAATTGTTGAATTTGTTGCATTTGTTGCATTTGTTGCATTTGTTGCATTTTTTGCATTTGTTGCATTTTTTGCATTTGTTGCATTTTTTGTATATCAATATCTGTAGGTTGCGAAGATTTTTCAATCGGTTTTTCAACTGGTTTTTCAACTGGTTTTTCAACTGGTTTTTCAACTGGTTTTTCAATGGAGTTTTCAACTGGTTTTTCAACTGGGTTTTCAACGGGTTTTTCAACAGACAATTGAACTGGTAATTCAACAGGTAATTCAACTGGTAATTCTGTAGGTAATTGAACAGGTAATTCATAAGATATTTCTGGAGATAATTCTTCTAATATTTGAGAAGATTTTTCATTAATAGTTATTTTATCTGTAATATTATCTTTTATTATTTTTATATCAAATGTATCATTATCGTCTATCATTTCAGTCATATTTCCTTCTAAATTTATTTCAGTAATATTAGCAAAATTTTCTGTAATTGTAGAAAAAACTTGATTCATAATATCATCAGGATTTTCTTTATTAACATTTTCTTTATTTTCCTTTAATATTTTATTTTCTTTTTTTAATGTATTATATTTTTTTTCTAAATTAGAATTTAAATTGTTTAGTTCAGACAATCTTCTCCAAAAGTAAAGTAATATTAGTATTGTAATTAATGTAAAAAATATAAATATATAGTAATACAAGTTATTCAAATTAAAATTCAACTTAAAGTTAAACATTAAATTATTAATCTAAATAGTTATTGCAAATTATTTTCTTAATATTTTTCGCACTATTGATAACATCTTCTGGAAAATTTTTTTTATCAAGTAATTCAATCGCAATACATTGATTAGAAGAACCTTTTTTAATTTTATACGGAAATGTAAAAGTATTATCTATATTATGTATTGCATTAACAGATAGGTTTATAAAATTATATGGATATGTATTTTCAAGTGTTGTTAATTTGAAAAAATGTGTAGTTATTAATAAATCAACATTTGTATTTGTTCCAATTTTTTCACAAACAGCATATGCAGTAGATATACCTTCAATAGGAGGTGTAGAATGCATTGGTTCATCCATAAAAAATATACCGGATTTATTTAAATTTTGAATATCTATAGATTTATTAATCATTTTAGCACATAATTCTGCTTCTGCTTCAAAATAAGATTTTGATCCTAATTCATCATTAATTCTCATAAATGAATATATACAATCATATATTTTGATTAATGATTTATCAGAATATGTTAATCCAATAGTTTGTGATAATATAATATTAGATAATAATGATTTAACATAAGTAGTTTTACCAGCAGCATTAGGACCGGTTATAATTATATTTTTATTTAATGATAATGGATTTGAAATTTGCATGTCAGATAATAAAGGATTTTTCATATTCCATATTTGTGTAATTTGATTATTATATTGTGGAAATGAATAATTTAAATTAAATTTAGTTTTACTAATTTGATTAATTATATCTAAAGTATATATTGTAATTAATAAATTATCAATAATATCTTTAATATTATTTTTATTTTTCCAAAATTTATAAATATTTGTCATTGTATTAGTTATATTAATAACATTGTAATTAATATCTGATGTTACATAACAACTAATTATATTATTAACATTAGCAATATTATTATTAAAATAATTAATAATTTTGTTACTTTCATTTATAAAATTAATAACACCTTGCATTTTTTTATGTAAAATTTTTTTTGTTTTATATAACATATATGAAAATTCAAAATTTTGATATATACTATATAGATAAAGAAAAATGTATAAACAAAAAACAATAAATTTGAAAATGTTATATTTAAAATTACCTGTATTTTGAAAAAATATTGAAAAGAAATTTTTTATTACATAAAAATAACTATAAACTGAAATATCAAATTTTAAATATTTTTTAACATAATAATATGGTGCAAAAAATGCTGTTAATGGATAGAATAATGCACTTAATGGTACAAATAAAATTCTATAAATATGGTATGAATCTAATAGATATTCGTATTCATTAATCAATTTCCAAAATATTGATGTAGGAAATAATATATTTATAGCATTATCATTATCTATTTCTTCATTTAATTTGTAAATCCATAATATATCATTTTCATATTCTTTTAAAATATCAAATGAATCATCGTCGTAATCTAAAAAATAAGATTTTTGTCTTTTAAGTAATAATTCTTTGTTATTAATTGGATTTTTTATAATATTATTTAATAATATTTTACTACCATCTAAAATAGGAATATTATCTGACCATTTTAATATATTTGTGTCTTTATATATTTCATTTGAAACATCAATATAACTATCTTTATATTCATTATTATATTTATCAAAATAATTGTTAATGAATTTATCTAATATATATTTTTTATTATTATTATCAAAATCTAAAAGTTTTTCTAAATTTTTAATTTCAATATCACTCATTAATAAATAATAATTAAAAAAAAAATAAAGAAATTCTCGCATAGAATAAATTTATATATTTATTAAATATTATCAGATATAATAAATTAAATGAAATCTATTTATTATATAGTTGTGAGGGTATGTGAAAAGTATTAAGTATAATAAAATAATTTATATTTTATAAATATATAAAAAATGATTATATATTTATACATAAAATAAATATGAATAAAATAAATATATTATATAATAGTGAAATACATATAATTGATAAAGAGCCATATGAAACATTAGAAGAAACATATGAAAGAGGATGGTATATAATAAAAAATTATCATTATTATCATTATAATGAATTAATATCCAACTCAATCATAAACATAAATTTAAAAAAAGGAATGGAATATTAATTTTTTTTGAAACGGAATGCTATAAAAACTGCTAATATAGTTGTAATAAAATTTATTAAAACAAATACAATAATAAAAGGAATAATGTAATAAAGTAAGTGTATAAGTAATGGTTTAATGATTTCTGTTTTAATATTTGGTTTAGAAATTTCATCTTTAATGTAACCAATTATAAAAGATGATAGATCGTCGACAACATCATCATTTACTATATCTTTTTTTATATTTAAATTACTTTTATATAATTCATTATTTTGCGTCATAATAATTTGAAGGTATATCTTATTAATAAACAGAATAAATTAAAATAATAATGAACGAAAATATATTATTAAAAACACCATATCTTAAAAAAAATACATATATATCGGAATTAGATAAAGAAGTAATATTAAAATTAACTAATATAAATGTAAAAAATATATTAAAATATAGGGATTATTATATAATTCAATTATATTTAAATAATATTGATAATATAAATGATATAACTGAGATAGATGAAAAAATATTGAATATATATAGTAAAAAAAATAAAAAATGGTTTAGTAATGAATTAACTAAAAATGAATTAAATGAATTATTTTCTAAAAGTTACTGTACACATACTTGTACAATAGATATTATATTAAATAACGATACAATAATTATAAAAAATAATAAAATTGTTGATTTAAATAATGATATTATATCTGTACTAAGAAATAATGATATAGAAATTGAAATAGAACAAAAAATACTAGGTATATATATATCAAAAAAATCTATAAAAATTAAATGGATAATAACTAAAATATCTATAGATACAATTATAAATGATATGGAATTAAATAAAGGGGAATTAGAAAATGAATGGATAGATACATTTAATGAAACAGTAGAATTTCTAGAGAATAAAAAGATAGAATATACAAAAAGAATGAATAATATAGAAGTATTTAAAAAAAATAATAGTGAATTATTAAATGAACTAAAAAATATTACTAATAAAAAATCTTGGAATCAAAAAATTAATATATTAAAAAATAATATTAAGAATATTTTATCTATTAATGATAATAGATAGATAAAAAATATTGAGGTATGGCTGCTAATAATACTATTGTTATATCATTTTCAATTGCTTTATTCCTTTTATTGGTATTATTATTACTTGTTACATATAATTCTAAGTGTCAAATGGATAATGTAGAAAAATTTATAGGAGATTCCAGTTCTCAATATACTCTAGAAGGTAATGTTTTAGAAAGCATGGCTGCAGATAGAGCTACTAGAAATAGAACTTCAGTAGCACAAAAAGCACAACAAGACGACAGTTTTTCTGTAGATGAATCAATTGGTAATAAAGCACCATTTTATAATGATCAAATAGAAGCCGCGGATCCTTTAGGAAATGCATACAATAAACCGGTAGTAAATAAAGTTGTAAAACAAGAAAATGTTCCAATAAATAATGCTGTAGAAAGTAATAATTCTAATAATGAAAATAATACGGCTTGCTTCCCGCGAGAAAGATTAACATCGGATGATTTATTACCACAAGACGCAAATTCTAAATGGGCTAAAGTTAATCCAATAAGTTCTGGTGAAATAGGTGATAAAAACTTTTTAACCGCGGGATATCATATTGGTATAAATACATCCCTTGGTAGAAATAATAGTTTAGATTTAAGACATGAACCATTGGCACCACAAATACCTGTAAGTCCTTGGGGTATAAGTACTATTGTACCACAACCTAAAACACATGGTTTATATAGTATTGGTTCGGTAGAAAATACTGAATAATTTAAAAATTTTTTTTATTAATTTTATAATATAATTATTTACGCACAATTACTTAAAGATATAGTAATAATATAAACTAAATGACTAAGAACAATTGTCAAGAATTATTATTAAGTTCATTAAATCAATATTATAACAATAATATTGAAAATAAAGAATTATTTAATAATATTATAAATGGAAAACATAAACTATCTTTGAGATTGATAGATTGGTTTGTTACACATTATGCTAGAAATAATAATATATATTTTTGGACAAATAATATAGAAATTTTTGAACAATTGCCTGATAATTTTAATGACAATAATATTAAGAAAGTAAATATATATCTGGATTATAGAGCACAATTAAAATCATATACTAAATTATATTTTGATACTTTTAGAAGACATCAGCGTATAACATTTTATATAAATGATAATATTTCTATTGAAACAACAATAGGACAATTAAATTTTTTTAGATGGATATTTAATAATAATATATTAGAATATACTATTAATAATTATGATATTATATATAAATCGATGACTGAACAGAATAAAAGTACAAAAAAACAAAAAAAAAATTATAATAAATTTCAAGAGATTGTTAAAACAAAATGTGTTCTTAATTTTGATTAATATTATGTAATACTATTTCTATTTAATATTTCTTTAATACTATCTATTTCTTGTTGTTGTGTTTCAATAATACTAATTAATGTATCATTAATATTAATTATTGGAATACCTTCACTATTATAGTTTATATTAATATAATTTCCCGAATTTAGGGGAGATATTGAATTACTTGGACCAGTTAAACCTCTTGAGCCCCTATCACCTTGTATACCTTGTTCACCGTGTTCTCCTTTATCTCCCTTATCACCTTTTATACCTTGAGGACCTGTGTCTCCATTTGGTAAATAGATATTGGTTGATGATATTTTATTATTTCCAATTCTTCTTAATTCTTCTGTGCCATTTTTATTATAAAAAACAATTTCACCAATATCATCTCCTTTATCTCCTTTTTCTCCTTTTAAATTTCCTGTTGTAAAATTTAATTCGTCTTTTGTTCCTAAAAATGTTATTGAATTAGTTTCAATATTATAATATCCATTTGTATAACCATCTCCTCTTGCACCTCTTACATCTCCTGTTTGAAATTCATAACCATCAGTTGAAATAATAGTTATTATTCCAGTATCATTATTATAAACAATATCACTTATACTATCACCACGGTCCCCTTTTCCACCGACTTCACCTCTTTCTCCATTATTTCCAGTTTCTCCTTGTAATCCTCTAGGACCAGGAGGACCAGTTGTAATATCTAAATCATCTCTTGTTAATATTGCTGTTCCTTGTGTTAAATTTATTTTATCAACTGTTAAAATACCATTTATGTAAAAATCAGAATTTAATTGTAATATATTTGGATAAGAATTATCAAAATTACTTGTTCTATTATTAATTTCATTAACATAATTACTAATATTATTTAAATAAACATTTGTATTTAACATTTCAGTATCAAACCATGATAATTCGTAATTATTATCAATAGTTAGAAAATATGTAGAATTTAAATTAAAATTATCTATTGCGTTTGGTAATATATATGATATATTACTTATTAATTTATCATTATTATAAATTGTAATATTGTTATTATTTTTATTTCTAAATGATATATATTCTGCACTTAAACCATTACTTGTATATATATTATGTTTTATTTCGTTAATATTCTTATTTATAATATCATTTATATCATAAATATTATCATATCCAATAATTAAATTTCTATTTGTATTTGCAATATGTAAATTATTATATGTATAATTTATAGAATCTTTTATAATTTCGTTATTTGTCTCGTATAGAATATTATTAATATTAAATTTTATATTTGAATTATTTATTAAATTATTGCCAATATATAAATAATTACTATTTATTGATGTATTCTCAATTTTATTATTGTTACCTATAATAAAAGTGTTTTCTGTGTTTTTTGATAAATTATTATTACCTAATATAAAAGAGTTTTTATTAAAATTATCTATATTATTTTCAATACTATTATAATTACCTATCATATTAATATTATAATTACTTGTATATCCAATATTAGAAGTACCAATTAAAATAGAATTATTGAAATACTTTATATTTGTATTATTATCATTGCCTATAACAATATTATTTTCACCATTTAAAATATTTTTACCAGAATTTTTACCTATTAAAATAGTTTTTGATATATTATCTGCAAATTCGCCAGATTTATTACCAATGAATGTATTATCTAAAGTATTTACAAATGAACTAACTAAAATAACTTTTCCTGAATCTTCTCCAATTATAACGGATTCTTTATTATCTAATGAAATATAATTTGTTAAAGAATCCGCAATACCTTCAAAATTAACTGTATTATAATTACCCGCCATTATTATATAAATTATTATTAATTTTTAAATATTAAACAAGAAAAACTTATAATGATAAATAATGTATTTATAATTGGTAAAATAATATAAATTTTATTTACTTTTTCAATACTATAATATATTTTATTTATAATAATATTGTTTAATAAATGTTCAATATTATCATTTGAATATACTATCGGTAATCCACTTTTTTTTACATATTTATTTAAAGAATATAATTTAGTAAGCGAATACATAATTTAATGACTATAAATTTAATTGTTTATATAATTTAGAATAAAAGAAAATTATGAACTTAAGTAATGATATACTACATAATCAAATTGTAACCGCCCCTCTTGGAAATGCATATTCTAATACTGTTGATTCGTGTATGAAAAATTTTATTTCACAACAGTCGTCCTTTGGAAAAAATATGTCAGGTGGAAGTCCCCTAAATTTAAAAAAACAGAAAAAAATTCTATTTGAAATATTAAAAATATTGAGTAAAAGTTATTCAAAAAATAAAAAAATAAATATTCGCGAAGTTATAAATAAAAAAACAAAAAAAAAATCATAGTGATGGTATTATAGGATAATCTAATTCCATACATATATTTTTCCATATTTGGTCTTGTAAATATAATTTTTCTCTACTTTTTAATAATGGAAAGTATTTCAAATATTCATACAATCCTAAAATTTGAAAAAATTTATATAAAACATAACTATATGATAAAAAGTTTTTTCTATCTTTCGGACAATGTTTTAAAAAAGGAGCTTGAATATCTCTAAACATAATACATAATTTCTCTTCTAATTCTGCTGAAAATTGTGGTGTAGGTATTCCATTTATTCTATTTAATATATAATTAATATGTTCATAATATTTATTTATACGAAGTCTTTTTAATATTTCTCTCATTTTTGCATAAGTAATCGTTTTAGTATCTGTTATTTTTTCTTTTTTTATTTCCGCTAAAATTTTTTCAAATATTTCATCAGGTATATCTGTACTTTCTTTTCCTTGTACTTGATTACACCATTCTCTAAAATGATTTATTCTTTTATAACTAAAGTGTGAGGTGTCTTTTGCATTTTGTTTTAAAATAGGTCTGTTTTGTTCTACTAATAATAGTTCTTGATAACCACAATTACTACATACTAAAATTGCTTCGTGTTGTAAACAGGTTAAATTAGTTTCACATATTTTACATAATTCTAGATTTTCTTTGTTATTTTTTTTTATGTGTTTTGAATTTGTTAATGATAAATATTCGTCAACTAATTGACTTTTATCCGTATTTATATTTTCTGTTTTTTTATTATTTAAAGCATCTAAAACTGTTTTTTTTTTATTATTATTAAATTTTGATTCATTTTCAATCATATTATAATATTCAAATAAAATATGACTTGTATCATTATAATAATCTATTTCTTTATATTTTTCAAGTTCTTTTAATTTTATTTTGATATCAATTAATTCTTCTTTCATTTTAATATTTGAATTCCATAATTCTGCATATTCTTTTTCGCTATAATTATCTTTTTGATACATTATATTTGAAGATATACAAATATTATCTATTTTTATTTTTTCAAATGCTTCTGTATAAGAATTATATTCTTCATTTTTTGCTTCAAAATCTTTAATAATATTTTGATGCATGGTGTTTAAAGTACAATTATCTATTGTATTATTATTTAGTCTTTTTTTTGATGTTTTATCTTTAAACATATTAATAAATTACATATTTAGCGATGTTTTTATATGTAAATTATTTTCTAATCTATTAGTATAAGATATATAATATATGGGCGGCGGTCTTTTACAATTAGTTGCTTATGGTGCTCAAGATGTTTATCTAACTGGTAATCCACAAATAACATTTTTTAAAGTTGTTTATAGAAGACATACAAATTTCGCAATTGAATCGATTCAACAAACATATAATGGTCAAACAGAATTTGGTAATACTATTAACTGTACAGTATCTCGTAATGGAGATTTAATTAACAGAGTTTATGTTGAAATTGATGTTAAAGGTTTGGGTTCACCACCGACTCCAGCAGCTCAACATCCTAGATATGTTAATTATTTAGGTTTAAAATTATTAAAAAATGTTGTTGTTGAAATTGGTGGTCAACAAATAGATAAACATTATTCTGATTGGATGTTCATTTGGAATGAATTATCTCTTCCAATTGGCAAAAGATATGGATATGATAAAATGGTTGGGGCTAATGGTAATGAATTATCTAAAGTTGAAGATACTAAATCAACTAAATTATATATCCCATTAGAATTTTGGTTTTGTAGAAATATTGGATTAGCTTTACCTTTAATCGCTCTACAATATCATGAAGTTAAATTTAAAATTGAATTTTCTGAAAGAGATGAAATTGCATTAATGTATAATAGTAATAATAATGTTGAAAATTCTGTTGAATTAACAGCAGATGCTAAAACTAAAATAGGCAGTCAATTATTATGTAATATTTATGTAGATTATATCTTTTTAGATACTGATGAAAGAAGAAAATTCGCTCAATTATCTCATGAATATTTAATTGAACAATTACAATTTACTGGAGAAGAGCAATCTAATCAACAACAAATTAGATTGAATTTTAATCATCCTGTTAAAGAATTAGTATGGGTTTCTAAATGGGCGCAAAATTACACTGATTCTAATAATTCACTTGTTAATTGGAATAATTATAGTATTGACAATGGAATTGATGAACATGGTAAAAATTCATTTGTACAAGGATCTATTAAATTAAATGGAAATGATAGAATTGCTAATAGAGAATCAAGATATTTTGATTTAGTTCAACCATATCAACATCATACTAATATACCAAAAAATGGTGGCATTAATGTATATTCATTTGCATTAAAACCCGAAGAACATCAACCATCAGGAACTCTAAATATGTCTAGAATTGATAGTGCTCATTTACATGTTAAAATAAATGATGCCGAAAAGAAAAAAGGAACTGTGTTAATTTATGCTATAAATTATAATGTATTAAGAATATTATCTGGTATGGGTGGTTTAGCTTATTCTAATTAAATTTATATAAAAAATTTTTACATATTTTTTATTATTTATTTTTTATCTTATTTATAAGTATAAAAAGAATTTATTATGGGTGGTGGTTTATTGCAATTAGTTGCTTATGGCGCCCAAGATGTGTATTTAACCGGTAATCCTCAAATTACCTTCTTCAAAGTTGTTTACAGAAGACATACTAACTTCGCTTTAGAATCTATACAACAAACTTTCAATGGTTCCGTTGGTTATGGTCAAAGAGTAACTGCTACCATTTCTAGAAATGGTGATTTAATATCTAGAGCTTATT